AGCAATGCCAGGCGACAGGTCAGCCAGCCATTGACGCGTTTCGTGCACTCTCGCCGCTGCCCGACACCGCACAGCGTATCTTTGACGAAGCGCTGGTAGAGGTGGCACTTGAGCGTCTCGCGATTGTCAAAGAGTTGCGCGCGCAACGTCTCGTATTTAACCTGCCGCAGTGGTGGAGCACGTCGGAACTGTACGCAGAAAAAGGATCGCAGATCGGCGAGGCAGTTGAGGTCATGGACCCTCGCAATACGATCAGCAACGCAATTCCGGATCGGACCGCGTACCGTATTCCTGTCTATCTTACCATGGAGACCTTTACGCTAAGCTCGCGACTGCTAGACATGTCTGCGCGCGTCGGTACCCCGCTCGACGTCGAGATTATCAAGCAAAAGACGCGGCGCGTTAACGAGCGGATCGAAAAGTCCTGCATCTCGGGATCGTCGCTTCAGTCACATGGGCTTACCGTGCCGGGAATCATCAATCCTCCCAACGCTAACACCTATACGTTTATCGGCGGTGAGGCTTGGGACGATACCGCACATACCGGGCAGGAGATCTGGCAAGACTATCAGGCGATGGTCGCGAAAGCCCAAGCAGATAACAACTTCGGACCCTACTTGCTAGAAGTCGGCACCAAGTACGGCAACCGTCTCGATGATCTTTACAACGATAACGCGGCGGCAGCGTCTACACCACTTACGATCGGTGAGCGACTCAAAAAGTCGTCATCTCTTAAGTCGATTATTGTCGCGGATCGTATGCCGGCAGACACTGTCGTGTTACATCAGGCGACAACTGACACGATTGACATCGTCGTGGGTCAAGATCCTGCGGTTATCACTTGGGTTGAGCCTCCGGGTTGGACGATCTGCGGCGCAATCATCGCGTGCATTATCCCGCGGGTCAAGTCAGATTACGAGTTGCAGTCCGGGTTCGTAATTGGTACGAAGTCGTAACGCACCGGCACAGGATGAACACGAAAGGAGACACATCCTTATGGCAACTTATCGAGTCGATTCCGGGAAGCATACTCTGTGGGAAGGGGACAAAGAAACTGGCGGGCATTTTGAGGTAAGTCCTGGAGACGAATTTGAGATCAAGAAACTACCGTCCGTGATGTCGCCGTTTGTTACAAAGATTGCGTCTACGGGCACCGTAACGAGAAAAGGGAAAAAGGTAGCGCGCAGGGCCGAAGAGGACGAAAGCGAAGATACCGGAGAGATCGCGACTGAATAGGCAGGGCATCGCTTATGTCATTTACCTATGACCCGAACCTAACTACTGCGGTGTCGCTGGTGCGGCTGCTTATCGGCGACACCGACTCGACGGCGGTATTGCTGCAAGACGAGGAGATTGCAGGGGTTATCGCGCAGGAGGATACCTTATCGGATAACGTAGGGCAAGCTCTTGGCTATTTTGCCGCAGCGACTTGCTTGGAGATATTACTAGCGCGATGGGCCAGCGTAGGACAAGGCGAGCTAGAAGAGCGAGTCGCGGTGCTAGTCGTCAAGCACGGAATCGATACTAAAGCCGGCGAGACACTAGAGTCGAGAGTGAAAGCGTTACGGCAAAAAGGCACGGATATAAACCTGAGGTCAAGTGGGCGAAGTGCATTCTTTCGCGCAGGGGGTATATGATGGCAATAGAAATGTCAAGATACGGATTTTCGTCTAATGGATCTGTGGATGATCCTTTCGTGTGCTGGTGCCGTGTGGGAATCATCACACGAATCAAAATCTGGCGCTTGGATTATTGGTCGATTGGGAGCAATAGAGCTTTACTGTGGGGAGATGTACCTCTATTTCCGTTCGACTTCTGGTACTGGATTTAGGTCACAATACGATGCCGCTGGCGTTAACTCGGCTCGACAAAACTGCCGCACGCGTCGTTGGGCGCTTGCTCGGAAATTCATCGAAGAGTTTCGGAAAGGATTTTGTCTTCCGAATTCCCGACTCTAACGCACAGTACAGCACTATGGGACAGCGCATGTATTCGCTGATTGGATCGAACGTCGTTGCTGCATCGTCAGATAATTCGTTTACATGGGCGGGGGGAGACTTTTCGGCTCTAGTCCCCGATTCTTATGTTCATGTGTCGTCACTGTTAGGAGATAGTAAGAACGAAGGATGGATGAAAGTCACTTTGCGCACGGCTACTAAGCTAACTGTTTCGCGTAATCTATCCGATGCGACGGAGGCGAAACAATTCTTCTTGTCATCGTCAGATGTGCCATGTAAAGGATATATCGTGGATTCGTCACAGTATGATTCTCTGGGATTATCGGGACCGGATTATCGAAAATTCACGGCAATCGCACTTATGAATTTGAATCAATTGCCGAGTGGTGTAGATCCTGTCAAGTGGCTTTGTTTCGATAACCTGGACGCGACTGTCGCTACAGAGTACAAAGTCGCGAAGGTGCAGCCTATTTATTCGGGGCAAGTTGCGCCGCTAGGATACGTAATGTTAAACGCATAAGGTGTACGTTACCGCGTGAAGGTCCTATGTTCGATGTTAACTTTGACTTTGACGCAATCGAGTCTCAGCTCGCGAAATTCGAGAGTGAGACGCTACCAAAATTCTACACAATCATCATGATTACTGCAGTAAAGGAGTTTTTTGTCCGGGTTGTCATTTATACGCCGCGCGATACCGGTTACGCGCAAAACTCGTGGGACGTAAACTTAAACGAAATCGGTAGCTATTTACCCCCAAAGGGACAAGACTCCTACGATGTACCTGATATCTCACGAGTTTTGCGCCTCAAAGACACGCTAAAAATCGGAGATTCGATCGTCGTATATTCTCGTGCGCCGTACATGAACCGGCTCAATAACGGGTGGAGTCAGCAAGCGCCAATCGATTTTATCGGCAAGTCGCTGGCAGAATCACAAGCAGCGGTGCAATCAGTAAGCGGATAGGGGCTCATGATGAAGATGAGGCAAGGTGTTATTCGTACTGTCGTGTTAGTGCCGTTACTTCTGGAAAGTGCCACTATCTGTGCGCAAAGCAACGTCGGCGGAATCGCGCAAAGCGCTTTTGGGGACAAATCTTGGCGTAGTGATGTCAATACTGAGTCCGACCTGCCTACAACCGGGAACGTAGAAGGGGATAAACGCTTTGTCCGCAGCACGCGTACATTGTGGACTTGGATGTGCGAGGTAACGTGTGCGTGGCATCAGGGGGCGGCAGGGGCTCAGGGTCCACAAGGACCACAGGGACCACAGGGCCTGCAAGGGCCGCGGGGAGACGCAGGCGCACAAGGCCCTTTAGGCGCGACAGGAGCGACAGGGGCTATAGGTGCAACAGGTCCTCAAGGTCCACAGGGACCTCAAGGACCCAAGGGAGATACGGGAGATCAGGGACCACAGGGTTCCGCAGGTGCGGCCGGTGCTACAGGCCCCGCGGGCGCCGATGGTATCCCGCGCACGATTCAAGACGAGGGGTCTGATCTGCCACAGCGCCTGAAGATAAATTTTATCGGTGCGCCTATCACCTGCGCCGACAACTCAGGTCAATCCCGAACAGATTGCACTGTTACAGCTGGCGATGTTGTCGGCCCGGCATCTTCAACTACATCTACCATTCCCGTCTACTCCGGAACCACAGGCAAATTACTTACGACATCCCCGCTACAGCTTTCCGGCGTAGCAGATCTCACAGGGTTGACACAGCTCACTGCTGACAATATCCGAATCGATGGCAATGAAGTATTTTCCACTTCTAGCTACTTCCAAATCAGATCCGCGTCTGGACAAACGCTGTATTTTGACCCTGGCAGTGTGGGCAGCGCGTGGCAGATGTCAGCCGGCAGCGGCAATTTTACACCAAATCGCAGCGCGGCGCGGATCGATCTCAACGCCGGCACAGCCTCTATTACTGCCGCGGGACGATCTGGTGACGACAATACCGGTGTGCGATTTCCGCTAGCAGATCAGATGTGCCAAGTGGCAGGGGGAGTCGATGTCCTGTGCCAAACGTCGAGCGGGGACTCGAAAATGCTAGGCGTGCGCGTGGGCGTGGTAACAAAGACGGCGAGTTACACGATTACTTTAGCGGATAGTGTGGTGTTGTGTGATGCGTCGTCCGGTGCCGTGACTATTTCTTTACCGGCAATCGCAACAGCCAATCGCGGATTATTAGTCCGCGTGAAGAAGATCGACGCATCCGCTAACGCATGTACCATTTCTCGCTCTGGTGGCGACACGATCGACGGTGCCACAACAGCGGTGCTGGCATCGAGATATGCGACGAAGATATTGGTGGCGCCGGATAGTGGCACAGACTGGGCTTTGCTAGGAGGAATGTAGAATGAATATGAAGAATGCATCGATGATTCCAGTGTCGACTGTTCTTGCCTGCGTTGCGCTTCTGTTGTTTGCGCTGCCCTCCTCTGTCAGTGCGGGAGTGCGCAATTGCACCGCAGCGCTAGTAACGTCTGGTATATGCACTAACGCATCCGATCAGCTTGTGTATTTCTCCCTGCCTACAACCGATCCAGATGCTGCTGGGCCGCGCGTTGCTATCTCGACCCAAGTGGTAGAAGGATGCGCGCTGTATTTCGGATATCAAACTACGATTGCGGGATCGCCCAACCCCGAGACCAAGCCAGCATTTTGCGATCGCATGATGCGGACAGATTTCCTGCGCGCGTTGGGGGCACTATACTATGCGAGTCAGGCGGAACAGGTCAAGCAAACGACGATCGCGGCCACGCCGGCGGATTCTGTGCCGTAGACTTACGCGTGGAGTTTCGAAATAATGCATCCGTTAATTCTTACGCTCGGAGAGGCAGGACTGACAAAGAGCAGTCTGTCTCTCCGCGCCTACCGGAATGGTATTCCGGACACGTCGGGGATTGTATCGAATTGCGTTATCGGCGATTTGCCAAACGGGGACTATCAAATATTGCGACTGCCGGATGCTTCGTACAACGAAACGATAACGCTAACCGGAGAGTACCCGCCAGGTGTAGGATTGTTTTTGACGTATGGTGCAGAGTCACGAACGAATTTCGTAATACCGTTTCGTGAGGATGGGTTAACGATTTCTTCGGATTTCGTAGTTTCATTGTACGTTGATGGAAAGCTTAGTCTGGAGACGTTCACATCTCAGGCGCTCGGATCGCCCGCAGATTATCGCATTTCGGGCTGGGAAGCAATCGAGGGAGAGCATCTCCTTGTGTGGCGTCGCGGCGGGATTACATTTTCGTTCAAATGGCTAGCCCAGCGGCTGATCCATACGCTAAATGATGCCTTTGCGGAGTCGTCAATCATCGAGCGATTCGTAGATTTGTGGTCTTCGCGTACACCGGTTGAGCTGATCGGTGATGCGTCATTTACAAGGCCGACCGATCGTCCTTATGTTCGCCCTATTATCGTTCCGCTATCCGCGAGGGAATTTTCAATCGGACCGAGAGGCGCGGATCGTATTGACGGCGTGGCTCACTTTGACATTTTTGTTCCTAAATCGCGTCCCGGGGGCAAAGCGTCAGGCATGCAACTTGCCGAGTCAATAAAATCGTTGCATCGCCGGGTCAGAGTGCAATCCTCGATTTTGTTTACGACACCAGAAACGCGGACGCAAGGGATGGATGACGAAGTATATTACGGGATTAAGGCCTATTGTCCATACAAGTACATAACGCAAGGAGTAGGTTAACTCAATTTAATTAGGAGCATTACTCATGGCGAAAATTGATCTATCGGCTACCTTGCCCGGTACTGAATTTGAGATTGACGGTACTGTTATGGTCGTGTCTGGAGTTTCGGGGACTGTTTCGCGTAGCGGTGCGATTGAAAGTATCGCTATCGTATATGACAAAAAGCCCGAGGCACCTGCGCCCGATGACAGCAAAGCCGACGACAGTAACGGTAAGCCCGGACGAACACTAGCTAGCAAAACAATCACAAACGGATAACCTTGTAACCCGATCATGGATCACATAAGGAGGCGTCATGTCTGATGGAGAGCTTGTCCAGGTCGCAGCGATCGAAGAAACGTCATGGGGCATAGTTCCTGCAAGTGCGATGTTTCTTGTGGATTGTAAATCCGCAGATTTCAAGCGCGGGCGCACGACAGGGCGCCCAGAGGCTTTACGCGGTGATCGTCGCCGCTATGCGTCACGTGTGCTTGCGGAGCAAGGGAACATTACGCTAACGTGTCCGGGCAAGTACGGCAACACAACGCGATTTTATGAGGGATTCCAAGGTGCGCATTTCGGTGCGACAATTACAGTAACCGCGTCAACGATTTCTTTTGCGGCACATCAGGTACTCGATTCGGGCAACGGGCTTGGCGGGTTTGCGGTCGGGCAGTGGGTGTACATCTCGGGCGCTGATGATGCTGCGAACAATCGCTGGGTAGGTCCGATTACCGCTAAGACGTCTGGAGCATTGACAGTGCCGCAGACACTTACCGTGCATGCCGCTGGGACATCAATTACGGTTGACACGACGCCGTGTGTTGACGGGAGCACACGACTATCGTATGGGTTAGAAGAACACTTCACAGACCTGACAAATACGTTCCGCGCTGGAAACGGAAACCGTGTCGGGCAGTTACAGAAAACATGGAACGTTAGTTCATTCGTGGAGGAACAGTGGACATTTTTGGGCGATGTCTGCGGTACGGCCACAGCGACGATGGGGACAGGAACGCCGACAGCGGCGCCGACGTCTGATTTTCTCACCACACTTGACACTGATTTTATCCTGCTAGAGGAAGGAGGATCAGCAAGCGGATTGATTGTCAGTAACTATCAACTGACTGGCACTAACAATCTGTCGCTGATTCAGGGGATTGGTCGCTCGAAAGGTCCGGCCGGCGTAGGCGTTCACACTCAAGACATTGACATGACCATGACGTTCTATTATGACGCCGCGGGGTCGCTGCTAGTTCAAAAGGCTGAAGCACATACTGCTACGTCGCTCGCATGGGCAGAAAAGGACCCGCAGGGTAATAGTGTCCTGTACTATCTCCCAGCGCTGAAACCTGACGAAGGCGAGCCTCAAGCGATTACGATCAATAAAGAGAACATGGCCACAGCGAAATTGTCAGCATATGCGAGCGTAACTTACGGATACCAGTTTGGAATTTTCAAGCACACAGCGCCATAGGCTATAAAACCCCCGTGATGGGCAGAAAGGACTCTCAAAGACATGCGCACGATCCGTTGCAAATTTGTTGTGAACTCGGCAAGACTAGTCGGAGAATCGTCAGGCGGTTCGGGCGCGTTTATCGTAAACGCTACGCCTGTGTCGGGAAGTGTCGAGAACAATACATTTTGGAAATTGACACCTAACGGCAGCCTGCAACTAACTATCACGAACCCCGAATGCTTTGGCGTATTTGAGGACGGCGACGAAATCTACGTTGATCTAACAAAAGCCGGCGAATAGATCAAAGCAGGAGTGGACTGTAAGGATCGTAAGGCCAAAAGAAAGGAAGGACAATCCAATGGCGAAGGAAAAGCGTCAATCTAAGATCGCTGGCAAATACAACTACACCAATGACTTTCTCCGCTTCGATGCGTTTGCAGAGGATGGCTCACTTGTTCTTTATCTTCGGTCCGCAGAGTTTCAGATCGTCGGCTCTGATGGCAAAATCCATCAGCCGTATCAAGAGGCGATCGCGAAATGGACAACTGATCAAGCGCGGGTTATGGGCCGGCGGCGTGAAACGTCGATCATGGAGCAGCAGCGCAAAATAGACGAGCTGATCTGTGAACACCTGTTCGATCCTTCGCGATCTACTTGCGATGGCGAGCCTTACACACGCGAGGACATGTTTAGCGATCTGCAGTCCGAAAAGCGATTTTCTACAGACGTCGAAGCGATCGTTTTTCGTGGACGAGAGCTATTCAAGATTCCTCATGATCCAGAATCGCAAGATCAGACGACGGCCTCTGCGGGAAACTCCTCCGCCGACTAAGGCTAGATCTCCGGCTCGCTGAGATATCAGACTCTCAGCGAGCGACCTTAGAAGGCGTAAGCTTGCGCGGGGATGGATGGACGATATTTGACGAATATTTATACTCGTCGCTGTCGTCGTGGGAGTCTCTTGTCTACGATCTATATTGGCGGCTAGACACAGAGCGGCTTGTAAGTGATGCCGGCCCACGTCCAATACCACGAAGCCGCTGCGACGGCGAGCTTGATAGACTTGGGATACTAGGCACATTAACCGGCGATAACATGCAATATCTCTGGGATCGAATCGAGCGACTGCACCTAAAATGTTGGTCATATAAGCTTCGCAAGGCTATCGATCCCAAGATTGTCGAAAGCGATCTACTTGATTATCAAAATGATCCTGGGATAGCGATCTAATGTCTGACGGCGCAACTTACCCTGCATCTGTAACGTTTACCCCCCGAGGGATAGACGAAGTCCGTACGCAGATTGCTAACTTGCGCGCAGAATTAGTCAAACTACGCACACAGTCCGACAGCAACGCTAAATCGCCGCTACCAGAATCCACCGAAAAACTCGGCAAGGAATTTGCGCGCCTAGCCGCATCAATTGATCCTGTTATCGCCAAAGAGCAGAAGCTCGAAGCGGCGACAAAGACGCTAGACGCAGCGTACGCGAAAGGATTGATTAGCCAACAAAAACACAATGACCTACTCGATAAAGCTAGACAAAAATACTCCGAAGCGCACAATCCACTTGAAACTCTCAAAGGTAAAGTCGAAGGACTATCCAACGTAATTAGCAAGTTTGGGGGTGAAGCTGGCGAACATTTTGCTCACCTAAGCGAGAGTATATTAAAATTTGGCGAAAGCTCCGGATCTGCGATCAGCTCGGCTATAGCGGCGTTTGGTCCATTTATCCCTATCGTAATTGCGTTGGCGGTAGCGCTAGCTGGTGTTACAATCGCCATGAAGGGGCTAGAGGAGATGAAGGAAATCATCTCTGAGGGGATCGCAACAGAAAAAATCATAGACAAACTCAACTCAACCTTAAAGATCCATGGATCAGTGTCCGGACAATCCGCACACGAAATGGTCGAAGAAGCGGATAAATTGATGTTTCTTACTGGACGCCGTAAAGATGAAATCTTACAAATGGATATGATTCTCTCGCGATACAATAAGCTATCTAGCGAGTCGTATCCGCGTGCGCAGGTCGCGGCACTTAACTGGGCAAAGATTACTGGCGATCTTAACTCAACGTCAGAAAAAACAGGAATCATTCTCTCTGGAGGTACGCGTGCAATAAACGCTGCGCGAGAAGCCGGGATTGTGTTTACCAAAGGCCAGATGGAAACTCTAAACGCTATGGTTGAGAGCGGCAAATCGGCAGAATTTCAAGCAAAAATGCTTGATGTTCTAGAAGCAAATTTGGGCAAAACCGCCAGCAGCGTCGATCATCTAGGGAAAGGCATTAACAATATCCACAATCTTCAAGACAAGTTCAAAGAATCAATCGCGTCCGACGTAATTCCGGCACTAGAACATGCCCTGAATGCTATCGTTAAACAACTTGGTGGATGGGACAATCTCGGGCATATAGTTGGCGTTGTCGGCGGTATCATTGGCCGCACGGTCGCGAACATGGTCTACAGCGTCGAAACTGCCTATCACGCGCTCATGGTCGCGACATCATCGCTCGCAATCGGGATATTATCCGAGTTCAAAGAGATCGCACATGGAATATTACAAGTTCCGTTAGCAATCGCAGAAGGGATGAGCAAGCTGCCTGTCCCTGGTGCTGAATTGTTTGCGGGCGCAGCATCTGGATTACGTCAATTACAATCTAGCACAGATGCGCTATTTGGAGGTATGGAGACCAAGTCCAGGTCATTTTTGCATTCTCAGCAAGAAGCGCTAGCAGAAACAATTAAGTTTTGGGGCGAGCACAAAAAAGCGCTTGAGGGCGACGAAGAAACGTACAGGAAGCACGGCGATACTACACAGGACATAGCGAGCAAAAATCATGAGCTAGAATCCGCGCTTAAAACTGTTGATGCGGCGTTAGACGCGGCACGTAAAGGTTACGATTCGCTATCCAATGCGATAGACGCACAGAAGCAAAAGATCAATGATGAAATATCAGACCGTACGAGATTGGCCCACGCATTGCTCGCAGGACAGGCAGCGTACGAATCTGAAAAAGCGGTGATTGAGGCAGAAAAGCGTGCTCGTGGGGACTTGGCCACGACGCAAAAGGCATTTGAGTCAGGAGTGCAGGCAGTAAACAAAGCAGTAGAGATCGCGACTGAGAAATTTGGGGCAAATTCGGATAAGGCGCGCGAAGCTAGAACGATCCTCGCGCAGCTAGTCGCAACGTACGGCAGTGCGGTAACTACGCTACGTGAGCTAAGCGACGCTGATGCTGCATCTGCAAAGGCGCTTGAATATCATAAGCAAAAAATGTCCGAGTTTAACGATCACGTCAAGGATTTGAAAAAATATCTTCATGACGTCGCAAGGGATACGGAGGATTTTCGTGCGAAACTTCGTGCGAGCGCCGCAGAATTGTCGGACGCGGAGCAATTTACACAATTTCAGTCACAGTATGGTAGCGCAGTTGCGGATGTTGCAGACAAGTTAGGATTATTCACGTCAGCGACACGTGCGGCGCGAATAGAGTCCGAAGCGTTACATAAGGTCGAAGAGGCATCACGTCAAGGCGTGCAACTTGATATTGAGGCTGTGCGGACAAAGATCGCAGCACGTGAAGACGAGCTCAACGCGATCAAAAAGCAGCAGGCGCTTTTGACGTTACGCGCTGACGTCTGGCAGCCTCTGCGCGACGGATTCCAGACCGCGAGCGGAATTATCCTGGACGGTATGGCGCAATGGATTGAGACGGGTAAGTTTTCAGCAAAGGATATTGCGCGCAACTTACTAGACTTTTTAGTCAAAGCATTTGAGGAGATTTTGCAGCGTTGGATTACGTTGCAAGTAACTATGGCAGCCATCGAACGCACACGATTACTGTCCAACGCTGCGATAGGTAACGCTTCTGCGGCGTCAGGCGCAGGTGTAACAGGCCTGCAATCGGGCGGACTAACGTCGATCGGCGCTTCGGCTGGACAGTCTAGCTCGCTGGGCGCTGCCTTTCAATCGTGGGGCACATACGCCGCGTACGGATTCCTCGCTTGGGTGGGAATCAAGATATATGAGGGATGGACAAAAGCACGAACACAGTACGGCGAAGCGTCGATAGGTGGCGGAACAAGCGGGAACGGTCGCTTAGCCCGCGAGGTGCAATCGACGATAACAACGCTTGTTCAACAGGTGACAGAATTAGCGCAATCGTGGCATTTGGGGCTTGAGCAACTAACGTCAGGTAGTGTAACTATCGGGCGCAATTCTTCCGGCGAGATCGTTGTCAAGACGCTGATCGATAATGTTGGTCGAGTGTTCCATTCGATGGAAGAAGCACTCGATTATGCGAAAGTCCAGGCGCTTAAATTTGCACAGTTTTCGTCGCAGACGGATGCAATTGTGCGCGCGGCAATCGAACGGTCTCGCGCAACGACTACTACGGGACTGCAAGAAGATATCGATTTTGCGCAGCGGCTCGCGACCCAAAACCTACCAGACATTGGTAAGCAGATCCGCGAGTGGCTTCAGACGTTAGTCGATGACGTGCACCATGCGTTGGATTTGTTTGGTCCGTCAGGGTTGCGGTCGCTGTCAGATTTTCAACAATTAGGTCCAGCTGTCAATTCCATATTGCAGAGCTTTACGGGGAATATGCAAGCTCTTTATGACCAATTGACCGGACATAAAGAAGACGCAAGACAACAAGCCGAGCAACAACGCCTCGCATATAACGCGCAGCGAGCGATCGTAATCGCGCAGATCACATTACTATATCAGCAGATCCAGGCTGAGATAGCTGCGTATCAAATCCGTGTGCGCATACTTCAAGGCGAGATTACTCTTGGCGGTGGCGGATCTGGCGTACCGGTCGGGCATGGATCAGGGCAGCAAGGCGGGACAACGTCTAAAGGCGGCGGCGTGTTGACTCGCGATGACCGCAATCCCACAAACGATGCAGGGCTTGCGGCATTGTTACAGGTGTTAGATAATCTCTCACGCGCATTGCAAGGACTACCTCCCGAAATCGCTCCTGGAGGAGTACACATCGGAGGCGGAAGCGGCCGCGGCGCACGAGGAGATAGTGGCATATCGTCCCTGCAATCGCTGATCGATGCATCAGATCGTCAGTGGAGTCAGCGCGGAATGACTGACTTGGCACGGCAAATCGATGATATCAATTCTAAGTATAGCGACGCGATTAAGGACGTCGGGGCCAATAACAACGCGGCAGCTCAGGCCGAAAAGCGTCGATCAGACGCAATCAAGGCCGCGAGCCAACTAGACGAAGAGCATAAAAACGCCGCGATCAGAGCCGCGAACGAAAGATATAACCGTGAGATGTCAGGCATTCACAAAACACAACAGGCGCTTGACGCAGCGAATATTGCCCGCGAGCACGAAATTCAGCTCGCTAAGGACGCTGCAGAGAAAAGCCTAGAAGAAAGGTTGAAGAGTTACGAGGAGGGAAGCAAAGATAGATCATCTCCGCAGGGCACGCTGCAATCAATACTAGGCGAAGGGCAAAAGGTTCGTGACGATTTCTTGCGGACTGCCCAGGATCTAGGATACTCGTCTGATAGGATTGCGGAAGGATTAGCGCGCATACAGGCGGCAGAGGATGCACGTGAACAAGCGTTGATAAAGAGCGTAATCGGTGGGCTCAGCTTGCCAATTGAACAAACGCGTGATCAAGCGAGTAAGCTAGGCGATGCAGTGACGTTCTTGCGCGACGAGGCCTCAAAGGGAAAGATATCAGTCGAAAAGCTCGGGGATGCGCTTAGTCAGGTCGCAGATCAAGGGAAACTACAACTTCTTGGAATGGCAAGTGGGCTATTAGAGCAAATGGGGCGATTTGACGATGCGGATAAATTAAAGCGCGAAATGGATGAGGTTAACTTTCAGATCCAGCGAGTTCAGTTCAATATTCTACTAGATCAGTATGAGTCCCTTGGGTTGATAGCAGGCGTTCTAAAGGATCGCCTGGAAGGCCTACGTAACGACATCAACGATCCCACTAAGTGGCCCGATTTTACGCGTTCAGCGCCAACACGTCAGAGTAATGTATCTGCTGCGCAGGAATCGACAATTCAAACACAATCCACCGCAGCAGATAAGTTCAAAAATGCTGTTGACAAATTCAACTCAGCGACAGACGCTTTATTGCAATCATATCAATCGCTATTTACCGATGCGACATTAGGAGGATCGGCCGCTGATCGACTCGTGACAGCGCAGCAAGGGTTCAAGCCGATCGAACAGGCAGCGTTATCAGGAGATGTTGACGCACGTGCGAAATTCGGACAACAGGCAACGGATTATCTCAAAGTATTGTTTGATACGACTGGCGGCGGCGAGCTGTACTATTCGGAACTTGCAAGGATTAAGGGCGAATTTCAGACACTTTTCGCGCAGACGAGGTTTGTGTTAGACGGCGTGACGTACGATCAACGGTTCGGTGCGAATATTACACCAGCGCCGATCACGTCACCAGTAACAGGAGGATTCACTCCGGTAACGAATGCGGGGACAGGAACTTCAACATTAGCGGGTGGAGCGACCGACACCGCAATATTGCAGCAAATCGCTGCCTCGATTATTCACCTTGAAGGAGCGCTAACTCCGATCGCGAACACAATTGCGAACAACACGGGTGGTAATCGCCAACAGATCGCGACATTGATAAGTGATCTAGAACGTATCATCCCCTATCTAAAGCAGCTTGTGGCGTAGTTGCGACGCGACGCGAGATCACATGAGCATCTTTGGTCCACTTCTCGCTTTTCCGTTACTGTCGCGTGGCACGTTTGATGCGTCAATTCCCAATCCTACCGCAGGACTGCTTGCGGACAATCTCTCGCAACGTACGTACCTACTAGTCGCAAAACCGCGTATATCGTCAAACGCGATCATCCCACGATATTACTCCAATGACGGATACGCATCATATGCCGACGATACGCTGCCGGATAGTACTTCACTCGCGCATCAACTATTTCGCGCACGGCTCGCCGATGGATCGGTGTTTAACGTCGAGTCGCGGGTAATGTCGCAGGGCCAGATCGCTGATTCATCTATTCCAACGTTCGGCGTCGTAAAAGTGATAATTGCGGATGACGATCTCGCAGTATTGTATGATCTATCGCTATTATGGCGCCAAGCAGAACTAGTCGAATATCTTGGGCGTCCCGATTGGCGATTATCTCAATTCGTTGCGTTCGCGCGAGGCCGTGCTGTCGAGATTACGCACGACTCTA